ACGATATCTACCGCACCACGTTCCGTGGTCCTGGTACTTGGATTGTTACCTCTCCAATTATCGCTTCGATGTTAGAGTCCGCTGCCAAGCTTGAAGGTGGTATGGCCCCAAGTGATCGTCCTACGAACATCACTGCGAACTCGATTGAGTATCGTGGTAAGTTCGCTGGTAAGTATGATCTTTATATCGATCCTATGTACCCTGAGGACGAAATGATGATTGGTTACAAAGGTACTGGTCCGATGGATGCAGGTTATGTTTACTGCCCCTACATCCCGCTCCAGCAACTGCCAACTATCACTGATCCCCTGACCTTCCAGCCCAGGAAAGGTATCCTTACCCGCTACGGTAAGGCTGCTGTTGCTCCTGCTGGTAGATTCTATCGGATCATTAGATTAGTTGGTCTGTCCAACAACTTCATGTACCAGCCTGGGATCAAGACTGCGCAGACCACCACTGGTGGTGACTACGCCAACATCCCGACCGTCTAGGTAGAGGAAAAGTAAGAAACAAGAAGAGCCAGGAAATAATCTTCCTGGCTCTTCTTCTATACCTATATAAGTTAGAGGTAGTTATTATGAAATGTATTTATTGGGCTAATGAGCCTTATCAAATTAAAAATAGTGAAGGCGTGATGGTATGGCTTGAGAGTGGTGATGTCGTTGATATCCCCACCATCCCTAACGATAAGGTTAAGCAATTAATTCCTTATAAAGAGCCTGAAGTCGTAGCTCCAGTTACACCAAAGCCTGCTCCTGTTAAGAAGAAAAAGGCTCCTAAAAAAAGTTCTAAAAAATAAGGTTAAGGTATGAGATACTTATATAAAGGAAATCTTCCCACCCTTTTAGTGGTAAATGGAAATTTGAAACTCGTCCAACCTGGGGAGGAGGTTGAACTCTCAGAGGCGTTGTCGGCAGACTTTGTGCCTATAGCCCCAGTAGTTCCCCCCGCTCCTGTAGTTAAAAAAGAGCCTAAGCCACCTACACCTCCCAAAAGAAAGACTAAACCCGCCCCCACCCCTAAGTCTGAGGAATAATTTATGCCGCTGACACCAAAATTATCAGCGTGGGGAAACAGCTTCTCACAATATGCAGGGAACTCTGTTCTGGACGGGAAGGGAGATGGAAGCTTAGGTGATAATGAAATCAATTATGATAAGCTTAATAATACTACCTTTGCTGATGGAATAGAGTGGACTCATTTTGAAGAGACACTAAAAGATTTTATATTTGCTAGGCTAGGACACCCCGTAGTTCGTGTAGAGCTTACCCCCTTTCAAATTAAGACATGTATTGACGAGGCTGTAGGGACGATGTATAATCATGCCCCTTTATTTGCTACCCAGTTCGTTACCTTTGAAGCTTCCGCAGGGTACAATACTTATAGACTTCCTAGTTATATTTTAGATAACTTGGAGTATGTAGTTTATAAGAAAACTTTACTGAGTATTCAGAGCCAAGCAGGAACCTTAGAATTTGACTTTTTCATTAAATACTTTCAAGACAATTACCTCTTTCAAAATTTTGGAGTAGGGGACTTCTATCTCCTCCAACAAAACTTGGAAATGATGAGAAAGATTTTAGGACAAGAGGGGACCTTTACGGTACTTGATAATCGCTACTTACATATTTCTCCAAAGCCTGTGGTGACTCCTGAGACTGTTATCGTTATTTATAGAGCACTAAACTCGGACACCCTTCACCCTGCCTACCGTAACTGGATTCAGCAGTACGCTACTGCGTGTGCGAAAGGAGTGTTAGGTCAGATTAGAGGGAAGTATCAGACGGTTCCCTCCCCAGGAGGGGGTGCTAAATTAAATGGGGACAGTCTTATAAAAGAGGCTGAAACAGAGAAGGAAGCTCTTCTTAAAAGATTATTGGATGAGTTTGAAGAACCCGCTCGGTTCTCCACCTATTGATGTCAAGTAAAAATTATGAAGTTAAGGTAACTCCTCCTCCTCTACCACTCTTAGAGGAGCCAGGGGGGGAATTAAATTTCTTCGATCCTGCCAATCCTGATATTAATCTCTTTAATTTAATAGACGATGAGATGATTAAAATTTCAGGCTCTAAGCTCCTTTATTTTCCCTACATGCGGGGGGACTCTGAGTTTGATGAGGTTTATATGGAAGAAAGAAATAAGCCCGTAGCTCCCGAACCTATTGTAGTATACGGACACTATGAACCTAAAGTTTTAGAAGAGAACCTAACTCAATTCGGAATCGAATTAGTAAATGATCAAGTGTTTGTGTTTAATAAAAGTTACATTGAGCAACGCATTCGTGGAGAAGTGAAATCAGGGGATGTAATCCAACCCCAGTTTCAAAATCAACGCTATGAAATTTTTGAAGTTCAAGAAGATAGCTTTGAAATTTATGGTGTTTACCACTTAGCTTGTTCTGCTAGGCTGCTGCGCGACTCTGCTGATGTACAAACGACCCCTCTTACAGAAACTTCCGATAAATTGGGTCGGCCAGGGGGTATTAATACTATAGAGGAGAGCTACGATGCCTAATAAATTTACTACTAACTTATTAGAGGATACTGGGAGCGGAGATTTTCCTAATTTTCCTAAATCTCCCTACCCAAATGTGTGGGCAAGAGAGAGGATTGCTCTGCGAACTAAAAGTTATCAAAAAATACCTTATTTCTATAAAGATTCTTTACGATATATTATATCTAAATTAGGGGAGCTAGTATATGTTAATTCGGAAGAGGAGGTAGTTCCCATTAAAAGTGTTCACGCTAATGCGGAAAGAACTATTGCTAAATTACAACAAGAAAATAATATCATCCTTCCCATTATAAGTATTTCTCAAAATTCCTCGGACAATGATGATACGCGAAGACGCTCAGAGCCTTCTATCATTAATGAAAGTTGGTGGAGTGAGGAAAAGAAAAGGGCTTATAGAGTTATTAGTCTAGCCCCTAGAGCCGTTAATATTGAGTACAATATTAATATTTGGACCAAATATAAAAGTAATATGGATCAAATTATTGAACAAATACGGTTGTTATTTAACCCTCATTTGATAGTAGAGAATCAATATACTAATACGGCTCACGCATTTATCATGCAGGAGTCGGATAATTCTACTTTAGATTTAGGGGATAGACAGGATCGTGTACTGCGGAGATCTTTTATGGTAAAATTGGAGGGGTATATCCCCAACCCTAAATTTTTAATAACCTCCACGGGAGAAATTCAAGAGTTAAACGCGGAAACAGTAATATATTAAAAAATATTGTCTAAAAAGTGCTCTGGGAAGAGTAAATATATAGGAGTTAGAGATGATGAAAAGAATAATCAATACCAGTCTACAAAGTTGGAGCCTTCCGTTTAGGACTCCTGAAGGTGTAAAGAGCTACTACTTAATGCCCAAAGAGGCTATCCAAGTTCCTGCTTCATACCTGACCGATCATGTGATGCGATTTGAAGAAAGAAAACTCATCACAATTAGAAACGCTTAATAGGAGAATATAAATGGCAAATTTCGTTAGTCCAGGTGTCTATGTTATCGAAAAAGATATATCAGACTACCCTGCATCAATTAATTCATCAGTCGTAGGTATCGTCGGCTTCGCTGGCAGAGGACCTATCGCTGGTTTAAATGGGCAAAAAGCAACCCTCATTACGAGTGTTCAACAACTGATTGATGTTTTCGGAGAACCTTCGGAAGCTCTCAAAGGTCAAGCTCTAGAGGGGGCTCAAGAGATTTTAGAGACTACCAACTCTATGAGGTTTATTCGGGCTGCTGATGATAATGCCACTGAAGCTTCGGCTGCGGTTCAGCTAGGAGCTTGTCCTGCTGTTTGCGTGAGTGGGACCTTATCAAATTCAATTAAAGTGGGGGCTGCTGATGTTGGGATGTCCGCTATTGGAAGTGCAGATTTAGGGACTTCTGATGTTCGCATTACGGCTACTTGCTATGACCAATTGAGAGCCGTTACAGTTAATGCAAAGACTTACGATATTCCTAAGGGGACTTTAAGCACCTCCGCTTCTAACGGTGCTACCACCATGTTAGGTCTTTCCAAAGTATTAGGGGGAGCCCTTGACGCAGATCGTATCGGAGCTTACTCGGATAGCAGTTCAGTGGACGGATCAGCATTTATTGTGAACCCTGTCGCTGGGGATGCTACCACTATGGAATTAAGTTGTGGTATTAAAGATGACGCAGGGGTTTGGCAACCAGGGAAGATTTTCCAAGTTCTGGATAAGGATGGAGATCGAGCAGCCATTGCTGTTGAGTCTATTACCGCTTCTGGCTTTAGTTTAGATACAACAGGTGCTTCTTATCTTGTTCAAAGTCTGTGGCCTGGGGAAGGTTATAACGCAGGAACCAAAGCGGACGGTAGTACTAGTGGGGTATCTTTCGAAGTGGGCGTTAACGGAGCGGCTACTACCACAGAACAAGTAAACAACTTAGGTGTTGCGGCTGAGACTTTTAAAGCTGGACTTACTTCTGGGGCATTCTTAGAGACTGATATTGGTACTAGTTATGATGATAAAACTTCATCTTATGTTACGGCTGCTCTTGCAATTGCCACTTACGATAATACGGTTGCGGTTACTGGTCTTCCTAACTTTGTAGACAAAGTGAAGACGCTAGGGGCTTTAGGAACTCTTGCGGGTACTCAAGGACAATTAGTTACTAAGGCTAATATGAACCCTCGATTTGCTAAATTAGTTCAAGGAACTTATAATTTAGCTGCTGGAAATAACGGAGTCCCCTCAGGTGATGATGATACAGCTACTGCTATTATTGGAACCACAACTTCTACTGGTGGAAAAACAGGTATTGAAGCTTTAGACGATGATGTTCTTAATATTTCAATAGCTCTTACTCCAGGCCCTGGGGTGGGGGATAATGAGAATATCCAAAATGCATTGATTACAATGGCTGAAAGAACTACTAATTTCTTAGCTCTTATCTCTCCCCCTTATGCTATAGGAAGACCTGGAGATGCAATTGATTGGACTAACGGTTTTGCTACCACTCGTAGTGCAGCCGTCAATAGTTCTTACGGGGCTGTCTACTGGCCTTGGCTCCAAGTCTTCTCGGTTGCTGATGGTAAAAACCGTTGGTTAGCTCCTGAGATTTTTGCAGCTAGACAAATGGGATACACTGATAATGTAGCAGACCCGTGGTGGGCTCCTGCTGGATTTGTTAGAGGTCGTTTAACTAAGCCTACGGATGTGGAAGTTATTCTTAACCAAGGTGACAGAGACTCTATGTATTCTGGGGGGAACTGTATTAATCCCATCGTTAACTTCCCACAGAATGGTATTGCTATCTTTGGTCAAAGAACCTCTCAAAGACAACCTACCGCTCTCGATAGAATTAATGTTAGGCGGCTGATGATCTACATTAAGAAGGTTATCCTCGCGTCTACTCAGAGACTAGTTTTTGAGCCTAATGATAGGTTTACCTGGGCTCGCGTGGAACAGTTAATCAACCCGCTGATGAGTGAGATTTCTAACCGCAGAGGCATAACACAATATAGTGTAATCTGTGATGAGTCAGTTAACACCCCGATCAGGGTGGATAGAAACGAGATGTGGTGCAAAGTTCTCATTAAGCCCACCAAGACTGCTGAGATGGTGATCTTTGAACTTAATCTAACAAACCAATCAGCACAATTCTAAGGAGAAAATAAATGGCATATGACGCATATTATGTAACGAACGGGAACAGCGCGAAGAGGGATCAACTCGGAACTGGCTTACCTATTATTTCAGAAGGTCTTGATTCAGTAAGAGCTTATCAATGGGAAGTTCACCTGGAGCTACCTCCCGATGCTACTGATACTAATCAGGATAAATTAACTTTAGCCGCAAAGCAGATTACTGCGATAGGATTTAGTACGGAAGCTATTGAAGTTAATCGTGTTAACGACAAGGTTTTCTACCCTGGAAAGGCTAGTCCCGAAGAAGTTACTATAACTTTTGACAACCTTTATCAACCGCAGATTGCTCATACCTTATGGAGGTGGTTCTCTCATATTTATAACCCTCTGAATGGTAAGTTTAACCAAAACGCGGGTCGCTTCAAGGCTGATAAATGTGTGATCGTCCAATTGGATGCTCAAGGCCAGCCCCTGATGGAGACTAGACTGTACGGTGTTTACCCTCAATCCTGGAAAACAGCGGAGTTTAACTACAACACCAACGAATTCCATACTATTGAAATGGTTATGAAGTACGATTTCATGGAGCAAACTAGCAACTCAGGAATGTCCGCTATTCCTGCTAATGAAAATACCACTTTTTAATTAACAGGACATTATAATTAATAATATCTAAGCCCAGCCTAGATCTTCTGGGTTGGGCTTTCTCCTATAATATATCATGGATTACTATTACTCTTTACTTGAAAGTTATGAACTCCTGAAGCGGAGAAAATTTAAACTATCTATTAGAGAAGAAGATCAACCACTCACCACTGTAAATAATCCCGAGGATATAATTCAAAAGATGACAGACGGGAAAGATGGAGATGAAATATCCTTTCAGCATCCTAATGGGGAGAATAAAGTTACGGCTACAATTAAAAGCAGTCGGGGAAAGGGGGGGATGCCTGGGACCCCTTATATTAGAGTAAAATTTGGACAAGAGGGGGGCGCTGTTCCCATCGCGCTGGCAGGCGGGGAGGAACCAACTAAGTCTCAAGCAGGACCCTTTAAGAAAAATCTAGAGAAGTTAGAAGCTTGGTTCAACCAACCAGGAGCAGGTGACGGCACTCCCAAACTAGACACAGGGGCTCCTGATCATCACAGTCGAGATATGGAAGCTTTGGACGATCACACCATCCAACTTGATCAAACGATGACTGATCAGATAGATACCGCTCTAAACCAGCTTGATTCTATGCGGGACAATGAAGCTGTAGATTTTTTTCCTGGGTTAGAAGATAAGGGACTGAGAAAACCCTCGTCTTTAGGGAAGGTTATTGAAGGAAAAGCTCAGGGATGGGGAGGGGATAGAGAGGCTGTACACTCTCAATTATTTAATACCCCTGACAAGGTAGTAACCCGTGAAAGAAGAGCAGAGGCCCTAGTCTCATTAAACGAATCTTTGAGGGTGCTTCAGGATATTCATGATGGGGGATGGGATACGGATGAGGGGGCCACAGATGGATCAACTGGACTTACAGAGACAGATGTTCTGAGGTTAAGAGGATTAGCTGGTGATATTAAAATTCATCCCATGGGTATTTCTTTTAAGGGAGTATTCTTTTTCTATAGACAAGGATCCGATTCTAAAAATGATGTCTTAAGAAATATGGTGGATCAACTTAATGACACTATTGACGCTTATAACTCACAATTTGCAGGGATTAAAGATGAGGATAAGCGAAGAGATGCTGAGATAAAACGGATTCCCAAGGCAGTTCAGACAGGTACAGGGGGAGTAAGTGAGTCTTGGAGAGGACCAGTCGCAGAAAAGATAATGAGAGTCTCAGCCATTACAGCCAAGTCTAGACTCTTATTTCAGCAAGCTAAAACCCCTGGTGAGAAACGCAAAATTTTAGCACAACATAGACAAAAGTTGGCCGATGTTTACGAGGCGGCGTTAGAAGATGGTAGTTTAAAGCAGCTTCAAGAAGTGTTTGCGCTAGGTAATTCGGTTCTTCTTCAAGAGATTGTAGGTGATTTGGAGACGATGGACAAGGCTGCGTATGTCCAAGCGTGTAAGCATGTTTTAATGGAGAGGGGAATGTCAGAAGAAGAAGCACAGGAAATGATTGATATGGCAGGAGATGACAGGACCATGGGGATGGCTCTTATTGTTGGCTCTTTTGCTAATCAAAACTTTGACCAGGAACTCTTTGGTGATGAGGTAGATTTAATCCCTGATGATATAGAACACAGTGGCACTGATGCGATGACCTCCTATGGTGAAAAGGAAGACGCTAGATTTTATTGGGACGGAGAGAATTGTAAAAAGGTAAAAGAACATTACACTAAATTGCTAGGGGATCTTACAGATAGGTACAAAGGAGCATGTGGAACCGAGGGGAATGATGCGTGGGCTGGAAGCGAAAAAATGATGCAAGCAACAGCGGAGGGGCAGTGTATGCTGGGTGTAGAACCTAAAACCTTAACCTCCTCAAAAAGTACATTCGGGTCAGGGAATATAAGTTTAGGAAGATCAGGCGCACTTTGTAAGGATGAGGAATTGACTTATCCCTCTGGTGCGAAAAAGGGAGAGCCCGATGTTGAGAGTATGAATTTTCATAAGCTTCACACAGAACGCTTAGATGGTTGTTTAGGTGAGGGGACTTACCAGAGAGCCTGTAAGAAGCTGGGAGAGATACAGGGTGAGGCTGATAAGATCATAAATACTCTTCAACCTGGGAAGGGTGTGATTGGTGTACCAGGATCGAAGGTATCGTCGCTTGATCTATGGTGGTCGAATAAAAATCAAAAAGATGAGAAAATGAAGGCGAGATATGATGCTGCTAAACGAGCCCTTAATAAGAAACCACCTGACCCAAAGGATTTAAAACAGCTTAAAAAAGTACAGCGGGATATTTTTCAAGCTGTTCTCAGAAGAGATATGCCTCAAGGAGAATTGGACCCCAGTAATCCCGACCACAGAGAGTGGATAGATTTTTTAACTAGTCAATACCATCTAGGGACGGGAACTGATCGGGAGATGCTGAGGATAGGTAGAGGTTTGGAGGATGGGTATCAAGGAGTGTACTTAAACAACGCAGAAGTTGCGAAAAACATGACCGATATTAGGGATGGTAAAGCGAAATGGTCATACGATGGAGGAGGTACTATTCACCTTGTTCAAGAACATGAAGCAGAAGTTTTCGAGCCTGAATTAATAGATACAAAGGGGTTAACAGGAAAAGAATTAGAGAAAGCTGAGAAAAAGAATGAGAAGGCTAAGGAACGGGCTGAGATTGATAGCCGTAGAGCCAAAAGAGAGGGTAAAGCTGCACATTCTCCTGTAAAAATTGATACAGGAAGAGGGGAGTGGAAATATTCAGTCCCTAAGCATACTTATAAGGAAATAGGAGAGGGTGATGAAATGGAAGAACCTTCCTCTACAGAGGAAGACATCTTAGTTGCATTCCTCCGAGGACAGCAGCAGCTATTAGAAAAAATTCTTACTCAAACCAACTAATGTCATCCGATTTAAGCAGTTCGTCTAGTAAAAACATACTGTATTTCTCTACTTCATAACCATTCTTCTGTGTAGTTAAGGTTATGTATGGGTATACTCCTTGGGTAAACTGATGCGGGTGTTTAACTAAGGCTAGTGTTGGCTGTCTATCTTGTTTAAAGATCAGGAGTGGGAGCTTGTTAGATTTTTTAGAATCTTTTTCACATTGCTCTACAAATTTCCAGAAGTCTGAGCTATAATTATATAAACTATATAAGTTTTCTTTATTGTATCCTTTTTTACATTCTATACAATATTTAAATTTAATAGGGGTAATTAAATCTCCATAAATTTTTAAGTGATCTGGGAGTGTATGGGTGGTGGCGAACGCACCAGACCCAGGACTTCTTGAAAATTCTGTGGTGTTGAATCTATCATTAAGTAGCTTCGCTATCTGTCGTTCGAAGGTATGGCCCTTGCTCCTACTGTTCTTCCGCTTAGGTTTTTTGCGAAGTTTAGATAAATCGTAATTATCGTTCATATATTTTGACCTCGTACTATAATAGAGGGAATAACATGACTCAAGATCTTAAATTCGAATTCCACCCTGAAGAGTGGAAAATTAAAACTGAATACAGGAGTAAAAACAGAATGAAATTTCAATTGAAACTAAATGCCGAGGAGGCACAAGCCTTCACCAACTTCTCTAACAGCGTCAAGCCTGACAATGTGGACATGAATGATTTTGTACGGTCCATCTTCTTTGCAGGTATCCGTGCGATTGAGGATAGGCTTACGGCAGACCTCGTTAAACATATGGAAGAGAACAGGTCTGATTACGAGGCTTCAGGGTTTACCTTTGATGAGGATGGTAAACTGACGGGTGTGGATGAAGCCTCTGCTAGTGGATCTGTTGAAGTAGTTGAATAAACTTTAATGTATAAACCGATATTCTTAAGGACTGAGAACCAGCTAAATAAGATTCTCAAGGCTCAGAAAAAGAGTGGAGAACGGGTTGCGATTTTATTTACTTCCTTATGGGACCCTCAATCCATTAAGCTGGTAGCTCAACTCAAGAAGTCTACAGGATCTAAACCCTTATATGTAGTGGATAGTTTTACAATGCCCCATGCATTTGTAATCTTTAAGACTACTAAACTTCCCCATCTAGTTAGATTGGGCAGGAGGGGTATGGAATCCGAAGATTACTTAACTAATGTCTACAATCTTTTAGGGGTCTGATCTCCTTTAATTTCCTGGTACTCTATTAATTTATTCTCATACTTCTTGTTCTTAGTGTAAAGGAGCTTTAGATTATTCACAATAACAGTAGTGAAGTAGTTAAAGGCACTCCCTTTTGAGGGCTTAAAGTTTTTGAGGGTTTTAAGAACTAGCAAAAAGCATTCTTGTTTGGCATCGTCTTTGTCTATATTAAACTTGAAGCTTTCCAGGATATTGGTTATCAATAGGTCGAACAGACTTATAAGCTCGTCTTCATGTTCTGATGGGCTCACCAAATATAGAGGTATTAATTCCTCAAATCTTTTGTTATCAATGTAATACACTTTTTTACCCATATACCTTATAATAGTACGATGAAAGAGCTTGATAATCTATACTCTGGACTTAAACCCAGTTGTTCCAATAGTTTATGCGAAGGCTGCACAATTTTAACGCAAAGTAAGCCTGAATATTCTTACTTAGATTATGAGAAATTAAGTAGAGGAGATGTTCTATTTGTTGCGGACTCTTTTAAGTATAGGTATGGCTCCCTGTCTCCCTTTTCTAAGAAGGAAAGAGACTTGATCGAAAGTATGTACCCTACCAAGGTGCAGTATTCCGCATCGGTTAAGTGTCCAGGTGTAAAAGAGGGCGATATGATTCCCGATAACATGAAGTTATGTCGAGAGCACTTAGATGCCACAGTTGAGAAGGTTAAGCCGCGCCTGATTTATGCTTGTGGTAATCTATCTATGAAAATGTTAGTAAAGAAAAGCGGTATTATGGATAAACGAGGTAATTCTTATGGATATACTACTAATTCTGGGCATTCTTGTATCGTCGTTCCTATTTATCATCCTTACGCTGTTCTTAAAGAACCTAGACACAGGTACTTGTTCGAAACGGATATCAGAAACGCACATGAGAAATATGTACTTGGCAAAACGAACCAAGGGAACTTCTCCTACGAGGCGTTACTAAGCATAGCGGAAGTGGAGATGCTAGAGTATCGGTTGCGTGAAAGTAACGATACAATAGCTGTAGATATTGAAACGACAGGGCTCAACTTTTTAACGGACAAGATCCAGACAATTGCTATCTCCTCAGAAGAAGGGAACTGGGTGATCCCATTGGATCATAAAGATAGTCCTTTTAAAAAGGGGAGCCCTCAATATGCTTTAGTATGGTCTACACTTAGAAAGATTTTAGAGAACCCTCATAATAAAAAGGTATTTCATAACGCTAAGTTTGATTTGAAGTTTCTTTTGGAGCATGGTATCCAAGTCACTAATGTATGGGATACCAAAGTAATGCATCACTTCATTAATGAGAATGCTCCTAAGGGGTTAATGGATTTGGTCAAGTTATATTTCTCGGATGAGTTGGAGAATCTTTAATGCTTACAATTAAGAACCCGCGTACCTTTGATTGGGCTAATATGCCTTTGTCGGATTGTATCGAGGGGAATGCTGCTGACTCGTACTTTACGCTTAAGATATTTAATCTTATAAGTGAGAAGTTATCTGAGATGCGTATGGATAATATTCTAGAGAGGTTAATCATGCCAGCCCTCCCCATGTTTGTTGAGATGGAACACCGAGGGATGGATGTTTCAGAGGGCCAACTTAAAATAGTAGGAAAGCAGCTTAGAAATGCTAATATTAATGAGGAAGATAAGTTGTACACCTTTAAGCAGGTAAATAAATCTGATAATCTCTCCTCGAATAATGATCTGATAGAGATATTATATACGAGAGAGGGAGCGTTTGAGATGTACCCTCCTGATCGCACAGGTAAGGGCTCCCCTTCTGTGTCAGCACCTACTTTGAAATTATTATTAGCACAAATTGAAGAGGAGTTAGAAGCCCGTGGGTAAGTGGAATCACAGAGATGAGGGTAAGAGAATCTGTCAGTCGGTACTCCAAGGTAAAAGTACCGAAGAGCTAAGAAATTCGCAAACATTTATTAAAGGGTTGTTAGATCTGCGTAAGTCCCAGAAGCTTGAGAAGACTTATATCAAAGGGACCTCTAATGCTATAAAGTATAATGAAAAGCCTAAGGTTTATGTCGATTATAGATTTGATGGGACAGCGACAGGACGGTTATCATGTGCTGCTTACTCTGCTAAGAAAGCTATGGGGGTTTCCTTTCACACTCTACCCCGAGAGACTGAGAATAATATACGCAGTTTATTTGTAGCTCCTAAGGGTTATAAATTTATTACTATAGACTATGCGGCTATGGAACTTAGAGTTCTGGCTCATATTGCTAAAGAGGGGAATATGCAGAAGGCTTTCATTAGTGGGGCTGATTTGCATACCTACACGGCTCAAATGCTCTTTAACAAAGAGCGTATCACTAAAGAAGAAAGGCAAATCGCCAAAGCTGTTTCCTTTTTGATTGTTTATGGGGGTGGAGCTTTCAATCTCGCAGAGACCACAGGAATTTCTATTCGTAGGGCTGAGAAGATCATTAAAAATTATCAAAATGTGTACCCAGGGATCTTTGAGTACATGGATTTTGTTAATCAGTATATTAAATCTAATAAATATGCCTATACTATCTTCGGACGCAGAAGAAACCTTCCTGATGTAGAATCCAAAGACTTCTCTGTGGTCAACCGTGCGCTCCGTCAGGGCCTTAACTTCACCATCCAGTCCACCGCTTCGGACATCCTCCTGTGTGGTCTCCTAGGGGCTCACAGGACCCTTAGAGAGCGAGGGTTAGATGCCTACCCAGTAGCTACAGTACACGATAGCATTGAAGTTGTATGCCATGAAAAGGATCTTGAAGAATGCTTGAAGATTCTCTATAATGAGCTAGTGAACTACCCGTTCCTTAAAGAGAACTTTAATATTCATTTTGATGTTCCTCTAAAGATTGATGCTGAGGTAGGAACTTCTTTTGGAGACGGTAAGCCCGTAGAGTTTAAGGAAGGAATCCCCGTATTATGAAGCAGCATGTATTAGATAACGGTTCGATAGAAGTAATAAGTAACACCTGCGAGGGGGATCTGCTTGTAGTGAATGCCGCTCGATGCTCTTTTGATAAACAGCACTCTGTTTTTTATGAGGAGTCGGATAAGAAACTTATTAATTACTTAGCCAAGCATGAACATATGCTTCCTTTTAGGCACCCCTCAGCGACGATTCGTATTGTTGCCCCTATCTATGTTTTTCGCCAATTAGGTAAACATCAAGTGGGGTTCTCATGGAGTGAGGTTTCCCGCCGCTATATTAGTGATGATCCTTTGTTTCATTATCCTATGCCCCAAGACTGGAGAGAATCTTCCCCCGATATAAAACAAGGGAGTTTAGATAGCGGTTTAACAAAGGATGACGCTCTGGAGGTAGATTCATTGGTGGATGACCATTATTGTGAGTCCGTTAGTGTTTATGAATCCATGCTTGAGCTAGGTGTGTGTCCTGAACAAGCTAGGATGGTATTGCCACAAGCCATGCTCACTACTACGGTTACAACAGGGACCTTGCTGGGCTGGTTTCATATGTATAAGCTACGAACGGAAGAGCACACCCAAAAAGAGACTCAAGATTATGCTAATGCTATCGGAGAGTGTATGGCTGATCTATTCCCTGTGAGTTGGGAGGCATTATGCGAACACTGCTTATAACGGATCTCCATTTTAATGATAAGCCCAAGGGACTCCTGGCCGCGCAGTATAATTGTATCATTAAGCTTATCAGGGACGAGAAGCCTGAGGAGGTTATAATCATGGGAGATCTGATGATGCTTAGGAAGCCTTCTCCTAGCGTTCTTCTCGCGCTCAAAAGAGTAGTAGACTACACCAAAGAAAAGAAGATACATCTTACTATAATAAGAGGGAATCATGACAGCGAGACAAAAGCTGATGATGGGGTGACCGCTTTGAGCCTGTTTGATTATCATGCTAATGTTATAACTGAGTTTGACATTGACCACAACGCTGACAGAGTATACATTCCTCACTATGAAAATGAAGACCGCATTAAACACTTGCTTAAACAAGTTCCTAAAGGGTACACTATGTTTGGGCACTTCGGTTATCATGGTTCTCTTAACTCCGCTGGTGATGCTGATTTCAATCTTAGCCTGTCTGATTTTTGCACTCCTAGTTACCTGGGTCATGTTCACGGATATGTTAAGAAAGATAATGTAACTATTTTGGGAACTCCTTACACCACTAACTATGGTGAAGCCTATAAGGATAGTTTTTATGCTATCTTAGATGATGACGATGTAGCTACTCTGCATACTTTAGATCATGGTCCAAGACATTTAGTTTTTAGAGCCAAAGATTTGGAAGAGGAATTGAATGAAATTAATGACCCTGCATATTTCACTATGCTCAGGGTGATGGTAGATTCCGATCACTATCCTATACCATACGAGTTATTGGAGGTTCCGCATATAGATGTTAAGTATGCTCCCGTGTTCAATGAGGATGAATTATCATCCTATCGCCCAGAAAGAGAGTTGTTCTCCATTAATGAAATGATTATAGAGGACTATGTTAATGAAGCGGCTTCAACAATTTCTAAAGAAACTTTGATGCGAGGGTATAGGTTACTTCAAGATGAAGATTGAAAAAATAACGCTGCAAAATTTTTATTCATATAAAAATGAAGAATTTATTCTAGGAGACTATAGTGGTCTGACCTTGATTAAGGGGGTGAATAAAGATACAGGAGGCTCCAATGGCTCAGGTAAAAGTGTTTTAATCGAAGCAGTGTACTTTGCTCTCACGGGGAAGACCATTAGAAAAAGTACTGAGGATAGCTTAGTAAATAATGAAGCTAAAAAACATTGTGTTGTACAAATTGAATTAGAACACAAGGGGTCTTCAGTTGTGGTAACGCGACAAAAAAAACCTACCAAATTAGAGTTCTTAGTAGGAGGTGAGAATCGTACTCAACAGTCTGTCATTACTACTCAAGCTGCCATAGATGAGTTCCTTAATATAAACCATAAGGTCCTCCTTGCGTCTATGTTCTTTGGGCAGTCTAACGATTTAAACTTTTTAGATTGTACTGCTGATGATAAGCGTACTATTATTAGAAATTTCTTAAACCTGGACGATATTTTTCAAATGAGAGATAGGATACGGGATTTTAAGTCCACCTTTTACCAAGATGTGAAGACTAAAGACGCGATTATCCATGAGAAGCAGAACAGCATTAAAAAATTAGATAAAAAAATTAAGGAGATTGTGGACGCTCAGGAAGAGTACGGCAGATTCGTCGGCTATCCAGAGGATCTTACTTTGGATTCTATCTTAGAAGAGGAAAAAAGTTATTCATCTATACAATGGCAGCGGGATAACCTCGTTAGTAAGTTAGCACAAGAGGAGAACACCCTTGTTAAGAATAAGAAACTGCTCAAGAATCCTGAAAAGACTAGCAACTGCCCAACCTGTAGCCAGTCCCTGCCTAAGAAAGTGTTCACTAAAAATATAGAAAAGGAAGTTGAGGCAGGGCATAAAGCCATAGGATGGCTAAAAGAAAATATTCGTAAGCACGAAGGGGAACTAGTGACACCCCGCATTTCCTCTACAGATTATTCTAAATACTTATCCTATAAAGAGTTGTGTCGAGATAAGACCAACTACTTTGAGTTAAGGCATGATCTGGCTGATGAGATAGCGACTCACCAGAGACAAAAAGAGGAGAGCAAGATCCAATACGAGGTGATGAGGTTTTGGGAGAAAGCTTTTTCGGAACAGGGGGTTGTTAAATACATTATTAATAACATCTTAGAGTATTTTAATGAACGGTGTAATTATTACCTCTCATACTTAACAAATTCTAAATATTCTGTAGAATTTGATCAAGAATTAGCGGAAAAAATTGAAACAAGTGGTAGACTTCTATCATATATATCATTGTCTGGGGGGGAAAAGCGGAAGGTAAACCTCGCTATCACCCTAGGTCTCAAAGATTTGCTGCTTCTGACCGATAAATCTCACATAGATTTATTATTCTTTGATGAAGTGGCTGAGAATATTGATGAGGAGGGTGTTCAGGGCCTTTACCAATTACTTCAAGAGATT